ATAAGTATCCATTTCCTTTTTCTGCATACCTTTCATTTTACAGAAAGGATCATTTTTTGACAATGATTTTCCTTTTTTGGAATTCAAAAAAAAGCCTGTCGATTGTGTTGGGTTTTAAGACCTACTCAATAAGATTCATTTTCATGGATAGACAGGATTTATTCACCAATTTCTTTCCGTAAAGTGGTAAACTCTATACTGATTGTAACTTTAGTATTAGAGGAGAATGCTATGAAAACTCTTGATGTTCAGGCGTTGCACAAAGCCATTGATCAAACGCTGGAACAATTAAAACATCAATCAGACGAATTCGCCAAAGTCAAAAAAGCCGTAGAGGGCATTACATCACTTGATGATGCTTTAAAGGGAAAAGGCGGCGATGCGATCCGCGCCTTTTACGAGGAGTGCCACACCCCTTTTTTGCGGTTCTATGATACTTTCATAGAGGAATACAGTTCCATGCTGAAGAAATTGAAAAGCGCGCTGAATTCTCTTGAACCAAACCATAACGGATTTATTTCGCAAACCTTCCTCGAACACGAACTGGAACAAGGGGTGAGTGCGGCCGACCGCACAACGAAGCGTTTGGTATCTAAAACAAATGCCACGATCGCAAAAGTCAGCCACATCGTCGATTTGCCTGATTTGAATGACAGCGATTTTCACGAACAGAACAGGAAAGCCTTAAAGGAAATCAATCAGACGATTGAAAAGCTGCACGCTTTCGACCGCGAACAGACAAGCGCTCTTAAAACAGCTGAAAGCGACCTGGAAACGATGCAGAGATACATAAGCCGGCTTGAAAAAATGTACACAGGCCCTAAAATTGAAATCACCGGTTACCAAAAAGGCTCGATTTTAAAGCCGGATGAGATGGATGCTTTGCGTGGTGGCCAAGACACAGCGATGGGCGTCATGTTGGATAAGCTGGATAAGAGATCAAAGCTTGAAAAAGAAGTTAGCGAAGTTAGCAAACAGGATAATAAAATTTCTAAGCTAAAGAAGAAGCTTGATGATTATAATTTTTCAACGGCTTCAGAGTTTTATGAGATGGCTACGGAAATTGGCTACGAAAACCTTTCCCCTTGGCAACAACGGTATTTCAATCAAATTGAAGGCGCTCGTGATTTTGGCAACGCAATTAAAGGAAGTGCTGAAGGACTCAAAAATGCAGTTGTCGACACTGCTGTAGGCCTATGGGACATGGTCGTTCACGCAGACGAAACGATTGAGGGCATTAACTTTACGCTTCATCATCCTGATGTCACATTCAATATTATGAAAAAAGGAATTGAAGACTCGTATCAACGAGATGTCGTCAATGGTGATTCTTACACCCAAGCCAGATGGTTTAGCTATGCCATTGGAATGGTCGGTACATCGATTGTTGGCTCTAAAGGCGTTGACAAAGCAGCAAAAGCTGCCAAAGCGGGGAAGGTAGGGCAAGTCGCTGCCAAAGCAACTAAAGCTTCTAAAAAAGTATCGAAACAAGCTTTGGAAAAAAACCTAGCGTCTTTCAAGAAATCGATGCAAAGGGTTGCTTCAAACATAAAAGGGATTCAAATACACAACCCTTTTGCTCCGCAAATTCAGCTTGCAGGTGGGGGTAAAGTTCCTTATCATGCACTTAATGGGGAGCATATAAAAGACAGTCTTATTCAGTTTGCGAAGAAAGTCTCTGATATAAGCAGAAAACCGTTTACAGGAAAAAATATAAATCTACCTTGGTTAAATAAAAAACGGTATGAAGCTGTTGAAATAGAAGGACACGTAAAGACAAAAGGAGAGACTAAAAATGTAAGTCGGAGAGTGTATATGTTTAAGGATGTTGATATTAATAGAATTGATCCTAAAAGTGGAAAGACAAATTTACAGTTAATGAAAGAAGGAAGACCACCTTTTGCAAATGATGGTACTCAAATTAACCTACACCACCTAATACAAGAAGAACCTGGCGCTATGGCAGAGATTCCAAATAGCTGGCATACTAAATATAGCAAGGTATTACACGGGCTAAAAGGAAATGGAGAGAGTTTTCGAAATGATCCTGTTTTAGAAAGTCAGTATGATAGGTTTCGGGATAGGTACTGGAAATGGAGAGCTAAACAATATTTAAAATGATTAGAGGTGTTGTAATTGTTAACCGAAAAAGTAGAAAAATTAATTGATGAGAACAAAGACCATGCGACAATTACAGGAGGAGTTTCTGAAGAAAAGGTTAAATTTATTGAAAATGAACTTAATGTTAATCTTCCGGAGAGCTATAGATGGTTTTTAAAAAAATATGGTTCTGGAGGGATCTACGCTGCTAACATTTTAGGCTACGATCTGGTAAGTGCATCTGTAGTTGAAAAAACTAAAGAGTATAGAGAGCTTTACAACCTAAATGAAGGATTAGTAGTGATAGAGGATATCGATATCTTTGCCTACTGCCTAGATACGAATAAAATGATTGATGGAGAATGTCCTGTAGTTGTATGGGCAACTCAAGGAGGTTATGGAAGAACTGTTGAACAAGATTTCTTAACTTTTCTTTTTGAAAGACTAAAAGAGAAAAAAGAAATTTGGGAAGAAGACGAAGATTGGGACGATGAAGAATAATTTAATATATTCAAGCACTTAATCTCTGATTGAGTGCTTTTTTTATTGTTCAATTTCCGAGAAAAATCCGACAAAAAGGGGGATAAAATGGGGGACTTTTTCTATTTCATTTTGTCATACGATAGAGACAAGAAAAACGAACATGAATATCGAGTCCAAGAAGGAGAGCCTGCGGACACTGAACTTACAGCATTTACGCTGTTTGTTTGGTGTCCGTTTTTTATTTTCGCAACTTTTCAGTCACACCCCGCGATCACTAGGGTGTCAAAAGGAATATGAAATATGAAAAAGACAAAAAAGCATACACAAAGAAAGCCGGAGAAATTGACTGAACGGGATTTAAGGAATCTGATGGATACAAATAGACCTATCTATAAAAGAGCCAAAGGTGGGGCTTTCAGACAACGATAAGGGGGATTGATCATGAATAAGAAAGAGATCGAAAAGTTGATTAGTAGCTATCATTGGATGGCAAAAGAGGTTCGGAGGTTGCAAAGGGTGCTTTACGGTTCTGATATCCCTATGCGGAGCTGGGGCGTTGCTCAATACGGTTTGGAGGCAGCTATGCCAAAGGGAAGCCCCGGTAAGAGTCAGGCCGAGCTGAGGGATATGGATTTGAGAGAAGAACGGCTTTTTAAACGTCTTGAATATTTTGAGAACCGCGTATATGCGATTGAAGTAGCAGCCTCAAAAATCGAAGGAGAACAGCACAAAGTGATTTATGATTGCAGGATGGAAGGAATGAGCTATCGAGCCATTGGCCTCCATCTAGGTATTTCGCGTGAAACTGTACGGAGAATGAAAGACGAAATAGTCAACCAATTGTGCCGAGATTGCCGCTTTGTGCAGTTGTTGAATCCTGAAAAATCCGTTGTGTATAATGGAAGGCAGGACGGGGAGGCGGATTCCTGCGTCACCACCAATTTCATACAGTGAGTAAAACCTCCCAGCGGTAAGCGAGGATCAACTCAACTGGGAGGTCTTACATTGTGAATCGGGTGATAAAACAGCAGCAGTATTGCGTACACAATAATATCCCCGACAAATTATGGATTTATTCAACAGTTTCGTTCGACAAATTTTGCGAATTGTTAATCATAACATTTCATTCCCGATATTAAAAATGGGAGTGAATTGTAAAATGAATAAAAAGAAAAATAATAAAAAGAAGAATGATGAGGACTTAGAAGAACTGGAAAATGCTATTTATACTTATCACAAAAAGGAGCTACTCGCTTTCTTTTTTGAAAAAACTCGAATTGGTCATGATAAGAAAGAATACAAAAGGTTCCAATCTCTTCTTTATAAGTTGGATATTGAATGTTTAGAATTTGCTATATCGAGATTTTCTCATATAGATATTATCCATGATCATTCAAGATATGTTCCTGCCTTTATCCCTTTATTTGCAGCATATCTCACCATGTTCTTTAATTTTTATGATAAACATTGGGGTGCTTTAGCTTTTGCTGCTGGTACAATTGCTGCTATTGTTTGGATAATTGCAGTAGAAAGAAAACATAGAAATCAAGCAATTTCTATTATGAAAATATTTGAACAAATCAAAGAGAGAAAAGAGAAAGACAGATCTAAAGGCTGAAAGGAGAAAATATGAATAAGGATAAATTAAGGTATGCAATCTTAAAAGAAATTTTTGAAGGTAATACCCCTTTGTCAGAAAACGATATTGGAGTTACTGAAGATCAATTTGATGATGCTGTGAACTTTTTAAAACGCGAAGGGTATATAATTGGGGTCCATTATTCAGATAATAGACCTCATTTATACAAATTAGGACCTGAACTGACAGAGAAAGGCGAAAACTACTTGAAAGAGAATGGAACATGGTCTAAGGCGTATAAGACTATTAAAGAGATTAAAGATTGGATTAAATAACAAGAGCATCCTGCGGGGTGCTTTTTTTTGTTCCCTGTAAACCGGGTCCAGTGAATCTCAGGATATACAATCGACGGCTAAAGAAGGCCCCTGAGTGTGGGCTCGGTTTAGAATAATAAAAAGCCTGCCCCTATTGGAGCAGACTAGCCACAAAATCAACACCGGATCTATTTCGATCGACGTATCTTTATGCGTAAGCTTCATCGTGGCCACCACCTCTTTCCTTGCTTACTAGGCAGGAGTGACCGGCCCCCGGTCAGGGAAATTCCCACAACGAGCGCGTTGTCACGGGTGGTGTATTACTAATATAACAAATACATTAGTAAATTAATATAAAAATTTCAATGTAGTGAAGGTGATAGGCTATGAAACTAACAGAATAACAAAAGGTTGTAATCGTTCCAAATCAAACACAAATCAGAAGGGGGCGGCGGGTGAATGTAGATGGCCGAAAAGCACATTCAAGCACAGAAAGATTACGTCAAAGGAATGAAATACAAGGACCTCGCCGAAAAGTACGGGGTGTCAGTGAACACCATTAAGTCATGGAAAAGGCGGCATGGTTGGGAAAGAAAAAAGGGTGCACCCTCTGAAAAAAGTGTGCACACAAAAAAGGTAGGTGCGCCACCCGGCAATATGAATGCTTTGGGGAACAAAGGTGGCGCAGCACCAAAGGGAAATCAGAATGCTGTGACTCATGGCTTTTTCTCCAAGTTTCTCCCGGAGGAAACGCTTGAGATCATGGAAGAGATTCAGGAACGCAGCCCTGCCGATATGATATGGGATCAAATCCAGATTCAATACGCGGCCATTATCCGGGCGCAGCGAATCATGTTTGTAAAGGATAAGGATGACACAGCCAAGGAGCTGTCAAAAGTGAAAGGTCTGATTGTCGGCGACGACATCAAGTACGCCGAAGAAAAGCAGTACGAAGTACAATTCGCTTGGGATCGTCACGCAACCTTCCTGAACGCACAATCGCGGGCTATGGGTGAGCTGCGGAGCTTGATAAAGCAATTTGATCAGCTGGCGCATGAAGAAGATGAGCGGCGGCTTAAACTTGATCAAATGCGTTTGAACATCGAGAAAACGAAAGCCGAAGTCGAGCGACTGAACGACAATGAAAATGACTCAACATTTGAAATTATCATCAAGGATAAAGGTGAGCGATGATGGAAAAAGAAGTGAACCCCCGTTTCAGGGACTTTCTTTTTGATTGGTCGCAGAAATTTTATTTTCTCGTCGGTGGTTACGGATCATCCAAGAGCTATCATGTAGCCCTGAAATTGATTTTGAAGCTACTGCAGGAAAAGCGGACAGCCTTAGTCGTCCGGGAAGTTTATGATACGCACAGGGATTCGACTTTTTCCCTGCTTGAAGAGATCATCACAGACTTAGGGCTTGAAAGCAAAATCCGGTGCGTCAGCTCACCGATGCAAATACGATTCCCAAACGGCAGCAAGATCATTTTTAAAGGGATGGACAAACCGGCAAAGTTGAAATCGATCAATAATGTATCAATTGTATGGGTTGAGGAGTGTTCAGAAGTTAAATATGACGGATTTAAAGAGCTGTTGGGGCGTTTGCGGCACCCAAATTTAATGCTTCATATGATCCTATCAACAAACCCTGTAAGCAGAGGGAACTGGTCGTATAAACACTTTTTCAAAGATGACGTAAATCAGTTCTTTGTCTTGGATGACGAAGAGCTGTATAAAAAGAAAACGATCATAAAAAATAACACCTATTATCATCACTCGACAGCCGATGATAATTTATTTCTGCCTAAAAGCTATATTGACCAGCTGGAAGACTTGAAAACTCACGATCCAGACCTTTACCGCATCGCCCGGAAAGGTCATTTTGGCGTGAATGGGGTTCGGGTTTTTCCTCAGTTTGAAGAGTGGCCACACGATGAAGTGATGCAGGCCATCTCAAACATTGATCGCCCCATCAAGCGGGTAGGAATGGACTTTGGTTTTGAGGAATCCTATAACGCCGTTGTCCGGCTTGCGGTGGACCATAAGAAAAAATATCTTTATGTCTACTGGGAGTATTACAAGCGAGGAATGACGGATGATCGAACGGCAGAGGAACTCCAAGAATTCAAGAAAACCCAGGAGCTGATCAAAGCTGATTCAGCGGAGCCTAAAACGATTCAGTATTTCCGGCAGCAGGGTTTCAATATGGTGGGAGCCCACAAGTACCAGGGTTCGCGCCTACAGTATACGAAAAAGATCAAGCGGTTTAAAAAGATCATTTGTTCCGGCCAATGCAAGAACACCATTTTTGAACTCAAGCCGCTGACTTATAAAAAGGACAAGCTGGGTAACCTCATTGAAGATGAATTCAAGATCGATCCCCACACTCTTTCAGCCATCTGGTATGCCCTCGATGATTACGAGGTCACCGATCTGAAGGAGAAACCGAAAATCCGGCCGCGGCCAAATAGAGAGAGGAGGTAAAGCATGGCTCAAC